GCTTTCGCATGGGGTGCTGGCGCATGGCATCGTCTCCACCAGCGGGCACGCGCGACGATCGAAGATGTGATCCGACCAAGACGATATCGCGGCCGAACGTGCCACGACCCAAAAATACACCCTACCCCCCCCCCCCCCCTGTCAAGTAAATTTTTCCAATTTTTTTGAATCGACCGATCGTCTCGCCTCGGAGTCGCACTCGATCATCGAACGAGCCACAGAATCCAGTGCTCCTGCGGCCGGGCCAGGATCGTTGCCGCGTCGGCTGACACGACCTCGCCCTCGTAGGTGATGACACGAAGGGGGTAGCCGGCGCGTTCAATCTCGTGCAGGAAGCCGACCGTCTGCGGCGGGTCGCGCTGGAGGTGCAGTTCGAGGACGACGGCGGCGTGCGGGAAGCGACGCAGGGTCCGCTGCATCCCTTCCCAGACCAGGGCCTCCGCGCCCTCGGCGTCGATCTTGACCAGGTCGAGCCGCGGCCAGTCGGCGCAGAGGCGGTCGAGCGTAATCGCGGGCACCTGGACCTTGCTGGAAGCGTGCGAGTATGACCAGCGTTCCAGGGACGACGTGGCGAAGTCGCCGTCGTGCAGGACGAAATCGACCGTGCAGTCGTGAAGATTGCCGACGGCCTTCGGGCAGATTTCCACGCGATCCTGGAAGCCGTTCAGCGCCAGGTTGCAGGGCAAGTAGGTCTCGGTCAGGATCGGATTCGGCTCGCAGGCCACAACCCGACCTTCGGGGCCGCACCCGGCGGCCATGAGCAGCGTGTAGTAGCCGTAGTTCGCGCCGACATCGACGCAGTGAAAGCCCGGTTGAATGTACCGCGCCAAGGCGAGCGTCACCCACGCCTCCCAGAAGCCATCCAGCACCAGCCGTGGGCCGAGCATGAGATCCCGGGTATCGACGAAGGCGAGGTACTCGCCCAACAGCCGGCAGAGCATCCGGTGCTCGCCGTAGTAGACGCCCGTGGCCCGACGCCTGCTGACCTCTTCCAGGTCGGCCCGGCTGGACAAGACATGCGGCGGCAGCGGCATGCTCAACCCTCCAGCGGAATCAACTCGACGGGCATCCGCTCGTGGTCGAGCCAGCGGCCGGTCCAGAGGCCGTCGCCGTTACGCTCCAAGTGACACGTGGGCCGGTCGATCCGGCTCAGGGTCAGGATGGTGCGGCCGTCGTCGATGTTGACGTCCCAGCGGCGATCGCACTCGGCCGCGCCTTCGCCGACCTTGTGGCCTGCTTCCAAGCGCATAGGTCGCTCGTCATAGCCGACGCGGCGATACAGGAAGCGCCGGCCTGTCAATTCCTCGATGACCCGCTGCTCCTCGGGCGTGGGGTCCGGGTTGTGCCACAGGACGCCGTCCCAGCGCTGGCGCAGCTCGGCCACGAGGTTGAAACACAGCTCCTCGTTGGCCAGCGATGGGTTCCGGCGGTTGCCGCCACCGAGCTTCCACTTGTCTTGACAGCGGTGCTGGAAGACGATCCGGCCGTCGAAGTCGTATTGCACGATGGTGTGCTGGTTCCAGCCGGGAGGTTTCCCTGGCATCGCGTACTCGGTGCCGAGGAACCGCCAGGCCAAGTGGAAGCACTCCTTGTCGCCGTAGACGACGCGGAACACGAAGTCGGAGTGCTCGGCGTACCACAGGGCCATGCGGAGTTCACGCCAGCGGCGGGTCTTGTCGATCAGGTACTGGCCCGACTCGAAGGCGACCTCCTGTCCAGCTCGTTCGACCATCCAGTCCATGCCGAAGATTTGCCAGACATCCGGCTTGAGCGTCCAGCAAGCGTAGTCGGGCCAGAAGACCGCGCCGTGCTCCCGGAACTGTGGCGTGTCGAAGAGATAGGTCACGTCGCGCACCGGGCCGTTGTCGGCGTCGAGGAACAGGACCTGGGCGAAGGGCGAATAGAGCGTCGCGTAGGGCTTCAATTCCCAGCCGCACAGGATGCGACAGGGATGCTCCTGTTCCATCTTGCGGGCATCGACGCACTGGACGCCGAGGGGTTTGAGCAACCGCTTCAGATACGGGTCGCATTCGCCATCGCCCAGGTACCAGAGCTGGATCGGTAGCTCGCAGCCGAAGTGCCGTACTAGGTGGACGTTGACCCAGACACTGGGGAAGTACTTGAGCCCGCCGCCGGCGATGACGATGCCGCGTTCTTCGGGGTAGGCGTGCCGGCCCGGGCGCAGGTTGTCGGCGAAGCGCCGGGCCATGACGCGGTGGGCCTCGTTGACGTTCGGCCACGCCGCCCAGCCGGGCGGCCAGGGACCCGGCGGGGCATGCTCGATCAAGTGGATCATTTCGTCGACAGTCATATTTTCATGGGCTGAACTTGGGCTGAGTTGCGCCATAGACCTCTCTCCGTTTTCCGAACACCGACGCGCTGGGGCCTCTACACCACGTCGTCATGAGGAAGGGAAGCGACGCCGGTCGCCGGCCCTGATGGCGGCGCTCCCGAGGGCGAACTGCTGCCGGAGCCAGACGCTGGACCCGAAGCGCTGCCAGAACCGGCGGGACTGCTTCCGCCCGATCCCGAACCACTTCCGGCGTCGGAACCACTGCCGGCATCCGAGCCGCTCCCACTTGCGGCCCCAGAACCGCTGCCCGAACCGGAAGCCGATCCGCCGGCCGATGCAGAGCCCGCAGCCGACCCAGAGGCCGAGCCAGGAGTGGAACCCGATGCCGGGCCGCTCGTCCCGGCCGACTGGGAGCCGCTGCCACTGCCGGAGAGCGATCCCGAGGCACCCGAGCCCGATGCCGAACCACTGCCGGAGGCCGAGCCGCTGCCGGAGCCGCTGCCCGATCCCGATTGCGATCCGGAACCGGGGGCCGATCCCGAGCCGGAAGCACTCCCGCTGGCCGTTCCGCTCTCGCTCCCCGAACCGCTGCTACCCGACGAGCCACCGAGGCCGCTTGAACCGATCGAGCCGCTGACGCTCCCCGAACCACTTTCGCCACTGCCGCTGGAGCCGCTGGTGCCCGACGTGCCGGACCCCGACGAGCCACTCAGGCCGGAACTCGCACCTGACGAACCGCTGATGCCGGAGCTTTCACCCGACGAGCCGCTTGCACCAGATGAGCCACTGAAGCCGGAGCTTTCTCCCGACGAGCCGCTCTCGCCCGAAGAGCCGCTTGAACCCGACGAACCACTCGAACCCTCTGGGCAGCAGCCCAGCGCATAGACCGGCACACCGTCCACCGCCAGGCCCACGAAGCGCACCAGGTAGCGGCCGATGCGCGGGAACTCACAGGTCGCATAACCGTACAGGGGTACGCCAGCGACCAGGCCCAGGAAACGAGCCAGCACCCGCGGCACGGACGCCTGGAATGCCGCCGGCCCGGAGCCGGAGCCCGGGCAGCCGACGGCGTAGAACGGCACGTCGTCTTTTGAGCCCACGCAGCGGGCCAGGTAGCGTTGCTCCCGGATCATTGGTTGATGTCCACCACCTTGCACGGAAAGAGCGTCTGCCAGGTCTTGGTCGCCACGTCGTAGCGCTGCACCTCGCCGGGGTAGTAGCCGTTCTCATCCGGCACGTTGCTGGTGATCAGCACGTGGGCCTGGGCGTCGCCGTGATCCAGCCGCACAATGGCCCACCGCCGATACAGCGACGACGGATCGTTCGGATCGGAGGGTTGAATCCACAGCACCCGTGCCGAACCATGCGGCACGTTGCGCAGCTTCTCGGTATCGCCGGGGATGATCTCCGCGCCGTCGTAGAGCTGCGCCGGATCGACCGCCAGCCGCACAGGGACGACACCGGCGATGACCGCCAGGCCGATCTGGCCTGCCGGGAGCGGTTCCAGCAAGACGGCGAACCGCCCCGCATGCTGGTTCGGCACGGGGACCACGCCCTGGAACGTCACCTGCCGTTTGAACTCGTCGAGGTTGTCGGCAGGCAGGATGAGGGGAGTCGTCAGGCCCAGGACGGCGAAGCGTGCCTGGTCGGAACCGGAGGCGTTCTTGACCTTGACGATGCCGCTTTGGCGGAAGAATGGCGACGCCTCGGTGCCGAACTGCTTGTGTTCGCGCACGGCACGGGCGGCGTCGAGAAAGGCATTGTAAGCCTCGGCAGTAATCTCCAGCCGCTGGCCCGGCTGGACCTTCTTGAAGGCGTCCCCGGCCATCAGGTGCCGATCCCCAACAGCGCGAAATCCCCATACGGGTAAACCTGCTCCACGTAGACCGCCGCCGGTTGTTTGACCAGCACGTCGGCATCTTCGGCGTCCTGGTAGCGGACCCAGAGGTATTCCCAGCCTTTCTTGGCAATGCCGGCGATGTCGCCGATGGTCAGGCCGATGGCGTTGGGGCTGGCGGCGAAGCTGAAGGTGATCTCCCAGTCTTCGGTGCCACGCTGCGAGCCCGAGGCCCCCAGGAAGAGCACCTCGCCCGGGGCAAAGCCCTTGAACGGCCCGGCATTGACCTTGCCGGTGAGGGAGAACAGGGTCGCTTTGTAGGCGGGCGTGACCAAGGCGAGCGGGAGGTAGTGCGTTTCCTTGAAGTGGTAGACCGGGATGGTGATGTCGGTCCCCTCGACCGAGTCGTTGTTGACGCCGATGGCCCCTTTGAAGTCGGGCGCGTCGGAGGGGTATCGGGCAACGGTCTGGATGCTCTGCGTGATGTGGGTGGTCCCGCCGCCGGTGTCGAAGGAGAACGATGACTCGCCCGGCTCCTTCGGTTCCTTCTTGCCGTAGCGGACGGTGACTTCCCATAGCCCGCCGCCCTGGTGGGCGATGTGGTAGCTCTGGAAGACCAGGCCGGCATACAGCGCGGGGATGGTGGACTCGACCAGAGCCCGGACCACGGCATCGCTTTCCGTCCCATCGACCACATAGATCAGGTCCACGGACGGGTTTTCGACCCCCACGGTACTCTCGCGGCTGTCGTAACGCTCGATGATGACCGGCATGTTCTGTTCCTCACGCGAAGACCAGGCCGCCGTTTTGGGCCTCGCGGACCAGCTTGTCGGTGTTGCGGGCGATCTGTTCGCTGGCCCGGGCGGTGCGCTCGGCCAGGCTGTCGGAGCCGAGGCCCGCGACGGCGAAGGCACTGAAGGTGCCCTTGACGTCCGGTCTTGGCCTCGGCCTCGTCCAACCCTTCGAGGTCAAATTCGGGGCGACGCCGCAGAGGCTCCTCACGCTCCATCGCCGCCATCTGGCGTTCCAGCTCCATCTGTTCCCGCTGAGCGGCCAGCTCGGCGGCGCGCTGTTCCAGCGCCCGCTGGGCAGCGGCGACACGCTCCTGGTCGGCGGCGTTGGCCGCCTCCAGCTCCCGCTGCCGCTGACGGCGCTCTTCTTCCTGCATCTGGTTGAGTGCCTCTTCGCGATCCCGGCCAGCTTTACGGGCAGCCTCGACGCGCGGCGCCCGTTCCTGCACTCTTTGGTCAAGCCGCGCGCGGGCCTCGCGGTTCTGCTCTTCCACCTCGCGGTTGATCGCCTCGACCTTGCGCTGCGCTGCCTGGCGATTGAAGAGGTTCCGGACGCGCGCCCAGGCGCGGCGGAAGAAGCCGACGAACTCGTTGAAGGCGACGGTCAGTCCGTAGACGAACCAGTCCCAGCCGTCGGCCAAAGCGTTGACCACGGTCCAGAAGGCGACCTCGATGCTGGTCCAGGCGGTGTTGAAGGCGCGGGCCACGGCGTAGACGGCGCTCCAAAACAGCTCGACGAAGAACGACTTGAAGTTCCGCCAAGCTCTGGTGATCGCAGCGATGCCGGTCTCCCAGACGACGTGGATGCCGAGCCAGGCGACTTCCATCGCCCCAGCCAGGTCGCCGGCGGCAATGGCATCTTGAATGCCTTGCCAGGCGGTTCCTGCCACACCCAGCAGTTGCTCGAATCCCTGGCCCAAGGATTCCAGAGCCAGGTTGCCTTCGTCGGTGGCGAACAGGACGGCGGCCGCGATGCCGCCTACGGCGGCGACGACCAGGCCGATGGGGGATAGCAAAAAGCTGATGGCTGCACCCAGTAGGCTGACGGCGGTCGTGGCCGCGGAAAGAGCGAACGTGACCAGGCCAATCGCCGAGCCGATGGCCGAAATGAGCGGGCCGAGAACCAGGAGGGCTGCACCGACACCGACGATGCCAGCCACGACCGCGCCGATGATGCGGATCAGCGCGCGGTTTTCCTGGAGCCACCCGCCGATGAGGGTTACCACCCGGGTGATCCACTGAGCCACTTGCTGGATGGCTGGTGCCAGGGCTGCTCCGACGGAGAACGCGGCCTGTTTGAGCGCCTTCCACAGAGCATCCAAGGCATCGCCGAAGGCCTCCGCCGCTGCGGCATCTTCGGTCCTCATGGTCAAGCCTAAGCGATCCGCCTCGTCGCGTAACGCGCGGATACCTTCGGCTCCCGAAGAGAGCAACGGTAACAGATTGGCCCCCGTCCGGCCGAAGATCTCCATCGCCAGTGTGGCGCGGTGGGCCGGGTTCGGGATCGCCGCCAAGCGGTCGGCGATCAGCTCGAATTGCGCATCAGGTGACAGGCCGCTCAGGTCGGCAATGGTCAGGCCCAACCGGGCCAGGAGTTGGTGGGCCTGAGCCGAGCCGCGGGCGGCTTCGATGATGTTGCGGCCCATGCTGCGGAGGCCCTTTTCCAGGTCTTCCGCGCTGGCGCCCGATTGCTCGGCGGCATAGCGTAGCTGGGAGAGGGCCTCCACCGCCACGCCCGTACGGTCCGACAGGTCTTTCATGTCGCCCCCCATGTCGCTGAACAGCCTCACCGCGCCGAACAACGGGGCCGCCAGCGTGACCCCCAGGCCGGCCAGTTTTGCTCCCAACGCCGTGACAGCCGCGCCAAACGCCTTCAGGCGACCCGCGGCGGCATTGAGGTCCTTCACGAGCTGGCTGTCCTTGACGAACAGCTCGACATAGGCGGCACCGGCGCGAATCCCTGAAGCGGCGGCCATCGTCACCTCCGGTCCACGAACACCCGCTTGAGCACCTCAATCGACGCTTGGTGCGTCGTCCGTTCCCGGCGGCGCTGGTACGGGTTAAAGTCCGCCGGCTTGTAGGGCGTCGGCTTCTTGCGCGGGTCGCGATGGCAATTCGCTAGGAGTGCCAGCACCGCCGACGTATGGGACCAGCGTTCCCGGCAACGGGCCTCGGCCATCAAGACGAGTTCCCGGAGGGTGAAAGGTCCGGGGTCAATGCCGAGGACACCGGCGCAATGCCAAAGGAGCGCAAGAGCCTGTTCGCTTCGCGGTCGGCGTCGAAACTCGCCAGCACCTGTTCCGCCCGGTCCAGCATCCGCTTGCGGACCTTCGTGGCCTCCGCAATGATCGTCCGCAGGCTCTGCCGCACCTTCGGATCGGGGAAAAAATCGATCAATTCCTCCACGAAGGCGTCCATCGCCTGGTGCAGCGCATCGCCGCCCAGCGCCCGGCCGAAGTCTTCGTCGCTGACGTTCCGAGCGTTCGCTTCGTCCTGGCAGAGGACGTAGAGGACATCGACCAGTCGGACCGGATCACCGAGCAACTCGCCCAGGCTCTTGAAGCCATCGTCCACCAGCTTGTACAGATCGACGTTGAGCAGGCCCCGGACGCGTTTGATCGCCGCCACGCTGATAGCGATGGTCCAGACACGCCCGGCGTTGTCAGTGAAGGTGTGCATGGGTGGTCGCTCCTTAACGGGCCACGCGGATCGGGATGGGCAGCGGTTGCCAATCCTCGGCGAAGTCGATGGGCCACGACCGCAGCGGGATCGGCACGGGCTCCCACCCTATGCCGGCATCCGCTCGAGGACGGGTGCGGCGGATCACTTCCGTGGCAGCGCCCCACATCCATGCCTTGCGGGCCATGTCGCTGGTGCAGCAAACGACCGACACCAGTTCGTTGGTGTCGGCCCGGAAGATGCCGCCGCCGGAGTCGCCCGACGAGACGCTCAACCTCATGCGCAGTTGACCGTTGGCGTCTTCACCCGACTCGACCTCGCCCTCTTCGCGATTGCCCGGCTGATCCACGCCGTAGCCCCTGTGCCAGATCGCCGTGCCCGGCTTGGGATTCTCGCGCGCGATCATGGCGTAGGGCAGGTCGGCGATCACGTCGTCGGTGAGGCACCAGGCCACGTCCGGGCGGGGGTAATAAGCCACGACCCGCAGGCCCAGCGTCCGGCCGTCCTTGAGCATAAGGCTGCCCCGCTGGCCGACGCCGGTCACGCAGTGCGCGGCGGTCAGCACGTCCCAACGACCGTCGGGGCGACGGGGACCGACGATGGTGGCCGTGCAGCCGGCGTTGTCGAAGCGGATGCGGCCCAGGGCATTCACCGGGTCGAGCTTGCCGTCGCCTGGCGGCTTGGGTGGCGCTGGCGTGCAGGACTCGATGGTGACGATGGTTCGCGCCTCCTCGACCGACAGCGCCCCGTCGGTGTTGCTGATGACCAGCAGTTCGACGTCGTAGGTGCCGGGGTGGGCGGCAAACTCCAATAGGCCGCGTGGCGAGGTAGCCCGCTGCACGCCCTGCGAGGGATGAACACGCCAGAGCAGGGCCGCCTTGGGCTCCACGCCCTCGGCCCGGAGGCGGACCAGGGCATGCGGCTTGTACTTCGTCTCGCCGACGATGCGGAGCGGCTCGGCGTTCGCGGCCAGCGGCACCAGGGCGAACAGAACCACGGCGAACAGGAAACGCATATCCACTCCTCGGGGATGGTTCAGGGGACGACGATCCAACTGGGCGGGGTGACGGAGTAGGTGGGCTTGACGGTGACGCTGACCGTGATCGCTTCTTCCAGGGCCTCGTTACGGCTGAAACTGGTGACCATGCAGGTCGCCCGCAGCCCCTGCGAGCCAGCGACCGTGATGTCGCCGTCCATGACCGCGAACTCAATAGCGCCGCGGTTGAGGAACGCATCGCGGATGGCGGCGAAGTCGTCGTCAGCCGTGTCCCAGACCATCTCGAACTCGATGGAGCCGTCCTTGAGCGTGGCGACGGTCGCCCGCCAGCCGGCGTTGCCGCGGGTGGTCACGTCCGCCTCGCCGGCCTCGAGGTTCAAGGTCACGTCTTTGACGTTCTTGATCTCGTTCCAGATCGGGGCGGCGTAGGTGCCGGTGTTGCGATACAGCCGGGCGTCGAGGCCGAGTTTCACTGCCATGAGATCGTCTCCTTATCGGACCGAGTCGCGCCACAGGGCGGGCAGCCTGGTCTTTTCCTGCTCGAAGGCCGGCCCCATGAACGGGCGCGGCCGGTAGCGCAGCCGCCGGCGCCGTCCATCTACTGCTGCAATCGTGTCCCCACCGTGTTCCAAGAGTCGAGGCGCTTCGGACCCTTCCTTCGTCAGCGTCGGACCGATGACGACCGACTTGCGATTAGCGTCATAGGCGAACAGAATAAACCGCCGGAGCAGGCCCACATGCGAATGGGGCGGCTGGCCGGGCGGACTGGTCCCCTTGCGCTTGCGGATGGACGTCCGGGCCCGCTGGCGCACGAACGCACCAAAGCGCGAGAGCACCCGACGGGTGCCAACATCGACCGACCGCTTGACCTTCTCCCGGTCGAAGAAGCCGCCTTTCGCTGCCTGGAAGGTCATGCCGATCATGCTTCACCTCCACACGCGAAAGGTCAGCGTGATGACGCTGGTGAACTGGCGGAACTCGTCCAGGTGTTCCAGCGAGTAGACCGGCTCGTTCTTCACCTCGGTGCAGCGGGCGCTTGGATAACTCGCCAGCGGCTGCGTCCGAAAATGGTCGGCGATCTCCTCGACCAGCGTCATCAGGGCGTCCAGGGACGCCTGGCTCATGTCGGTCTTCTGCTGCACTGCCACGTCGATCAGGTAATCGAAGCTGTCGCGGTTGCGGTCCAGCGTCTTTGAAGCGAGTGACCGGGGCACGACGCTGACCTTCAGCTCGGTCATCTCCGACAGCTCGAACCTCGGCTGGTAGTGCCGCTCGGCGGTCAGCGGTTGGCTGAACGTGGTCCCGTTCAGTTGGGCAACCACCGCGTCGGCGACGTCGAGGATCACGGCCATCTACTCAGTCCCCACCTGCTTCGTGTGAATCCGCAGCACCTTGCGAAAGACGTCCGACCAGCGCCAGGGCGGCTCCTTGCCCGGAGCCATGACCTCGTAGATGAAGGTCTTGGTCCCTTGCGTTTCCCGGATCAAGTCGCCGCGCTCGGGCAGGGCCGGCGAGCCGCCCAGGATCAAGTCCGCCGCCTGAATGAGGAAGTCACGGTCGGTCCATTCCATGCGCACGCCGCCGTAGCCGTCGTCGAGCTTGAGCAACGTCCGGCCCACCGTGGCTAGAACCGCGACCTCGAATGCACCACGGCGGTAGACAACTTGCCGTGAGGCATGTGTCTTGAGCTGGTCGGCCAGCCAGTCGGAGCCGGTTTGCAGCAGGTCGGGCATGGCATTACTGGCTTAAGCGTACACGCACAGTGGTATCGGTGGTCGCAGCGGCACGCACGACCTTGCCGAGCGGCTTGTTGCCCGTCGCGGTCGTCGTGACGACGTTGTTCGTGTCGTCCCAGTACAGGATCTGGCCGACCGTGTAGGCGACGCCCGTGCTCTTGGCGAAGTCGAAGACTCCCTCGACCGCCAGGGCCCCGAGCTGGCCCGCCTTGATGTCGAGCTTCGCCACGCCGACCAGGTCCCCCTGCACGACCACGTCCCCGGCGGAGACGTTCGTCGGCGGCGTGTAGTCGATGGACGCGCCTGCGTGAACGAACACGGCTTGGGCCATCGGTCCCTCCTACGCTTCGCCTTTGCTCTTGATCCCGGCCAACGGCTCGGCCAGATCAACCCCAAAATCGAAATACCCGCGGAACTGCATCCCCAGCGTGTGGAAGTCGGCCTCCGCCGCCTCCACCGTCGGCGTCTGCACCCCGTCGAGGAAGCTCACGACCACAGGAGCTAACACCCCCGGATCGCGGAACAAGTACCACGCCTTGGCGCTCGACCCGGCGAACTCCGGGTCGCTCAGCCAGTCGGCGACGACCGGACGGTAGCGGCCGGCGTGGATGTTGGCCGTGCCCAGCGTGCCACCACTGCCGGGATCAACCGTGGTGCTCTGGTAGAGCCGCTGGGCCACGAACTGCAACTCCGGCGGCACGAGCAGGATCGTCGGCACGCCGCCGACCCGCTTCTTGTCGGGAGACTTCAACTTACGGAAAGCGGTGATCCCCTTCTGCAGACCGACGCCGTCATCGCCCAGCGCCGTGTCGGCCCCCGTGATGTAGTTGCCCAGGGCCGCGGTGAAGAAGCTGGCGTTGTTGAGGAACGTCTTCCAGAAGACGCTGTTGAGCTTGCGGGCGGCCCCGGCCCCTAGCCGCGTGCGGATGTCGTCGAACGCCCCCAGATCGTCGTCGATGATCTTGTCGCGGGTCAGCACGAACATCCGGCCGTAGGTGCGGGCTTGCCGGGTGTAGGTCTCCTCCGACACCGTGCCGTGCTTCAGTTCGCCGTCGGGGGCGACCTCCTCATACTCCAGGTTGTCCAGCAGGCGATGGCTGGTGACGGTCTTGAAGTCGCTGACCGAGCGGACGACGGCGATGTCACGCCAGGTCTGGTCCTGCTCCTGGTAGGCCTCCAGCAGTTCCTTGTTCAACAGATTCGATAGGATGTTGGGCAGCGACAGGGTGCTGGCCCCCGAGGCCCGCAAGGTCAACGGCACAGTCCAGGCGTAGGAGAGGGCGTCGCGGAGGTTGCCGGAGTCGATGAACGGAGGACCGGTGTAGCCATTGGCCTGGGCCACCAGGTAGATGGCCTGGCGGATGCGGAGCCGCCGGCCGAAGCGGTCCTCGGCGGCCTGCAACAGATCGGGCGGGTAGTGGCGCTCCGGGTGCATGGGCGTGCGGGTCAAGGCCAGGGCCGCTTCCAACAGTTGCGCCGTGGAGTAGCGGTCGCTCGGAGCGCCGCCGGCGATGTATGGCCCATGCGGCCGGGAAGCGCGCAAGAGTTCGAGTTCGGTCTTGCTCAGGTCCCAGCCTTGCTTGATGGCCTTGGCCTCGATGTCGGCGTGCTGCCCGGCACAGAGCTTGCGGATGGCGGCGATCCGCTGGACCTCGGCCGCGGCGGCCGTCCGGATGGCGGCCACCTCTGCTTGGGCCGACGCCGTGGCCGGATGGCTATCAGCAAGCTCGGGCCCTGGCGTGTCCCCATCGGCCCCCTCCTGCGTGGCGGCGATCTGCGCCGAGGTGTTCTCGTCCGCGCCGAGCACCACGAAGCTGATCTCCCCCATCGTCGCCCGCCGGACGATGTTGACCGGCCCGGCGAACTCCCGGCCGTTGGCCTGCGACGTCTTCCCCTCCGGCAGGAACTCGACTTGCTCGGCCCGCGCCCCGATGGACGCCTGCCAGGCGAAGCCCTTGTCGGCCAGGGCAATCACTTGCCGGGCTTTGGGCGAGTCGCCCAGGATGTGGCCGGCCACGATGAGCTGGTCGTTCATCACCGCGACCGAATCGGTCTGGCCCAAGACGAAGTCCACGTCACGCTGGTGGTCGAGCAGGATCGGCCGACGCTGCCGGCCGGTGTCCAGGCCGGCCAGGTCGACCACGACCGGATAGCGCCAGCCCGCCAGCTGCATCGCCCCGCCGGTGTAGGCGGTCATGGTGAAGCGCCGCAGCTTCTGGGCGTCCCCTTCGCCCGGAGCCGCTTCCAGCTCGACCGCGGCGGCCAGCAGGTTCAGCCTGCGGCTCTCAAGGGGCTTGCTCAGTACGTTCGGCTTCGTCATCGTCAGGTTCCTCTTCGTCCAGTTCCGCCGTCGGCTGGGCCTGTGCCGGCGTCAGGCCCAACTCACGCATCAGGGCCAGTTCCTTGGCTCGTTGGCGTAGGGCCTCTTCCCAGTCCCGGCCCTGTCGGGCGTACTCGTAGGCCAGCGTCGTCGTGTGATGGGCCAGCCTCGTCGCCTGGGCACTTGCTTCCTTGGCGGGATCAACATGCTCGTGGCCGTCCCAGAACCACTGGTGCGGCCAGTCGGCAATGGGACCGAGGCCGGCAGGCAAAAAGCCCGGAATGAGTACCGCCTCGTCGAGCCAGGCGGCCAGGAGGCGGTCCAGTACGATGCACTCGAGATGTGCTTGCTCGACCCGGATCGCTTTGAAATAGACCTGGTGGTCGAGCCGACCGGAGGCGTAGTTGTACCCTGACGAGTTGCCCGCCGCGACGTTGAACGGCATGTTCAGGCAACGGGCGATCTCGTTGAGGATCTCGCGTTTGAACTCGGCGTAGGTCGTCGCGGGTTGCTCTGCTTGCAACTGCGACATCTTCCAGCCACCGGGCATGGTGACGAGCGCCCGCTGCTCCAGCTCGATGGGCTCGAACGGCTCGGCGGCATCGGCCTCGCCGCCAGCCGGGGCGTCGGTGTACAGGATGCCGGCGAAGTCGGCAGCGGTCTCGGCGGCGGCGATCACCGCGAGCGTAAACCGCCGCAACTGGGCAAAGAGCGGCAGGGCCGGCAGGATGTCAGGCACACCCCGCGCCTGGCCCGGCCGGTCGGCCCGGAACCAGTGCAGCATGGCCGCGGCGGGGATGCGGTCGTACTCGGTTCCCAACCGCCGCGTGGCCTCACCGGGATGTTCTTTCAACACGTGATACTCGACCGGGTTGCCGAAGGCGTCGAAGACGATGCCGTCGACGGCGTTTTCGCCCAGGGCTTTGGGGTCCGGCGTTGCCACCTGGTCGGCCTCGACAAGCCGCAGGTCGAGCTGCACCCATGTGGGCAGCTTCGGGTTGTTGGTCAAGATGGCGAACGCCTCACCATCCTGGGCCCGGGCCATGCGCATGGTGCGGAGCTTCTCGGCCAGGCCGACCGCCTTGGACCAAGTTGCGAAGGCTTGCTCGATGCGGCGGTTGGCCTCGGCGTTGTCGGTGAGCATTTGGAGGCGTGGCCCCGTGCCGATGACATCGTTGGCCAGCGTCAGCACGATTCCCTTGGCGTAGCTGTTGTTGGCGACCTCGTAGCGGGCGCGGTTGCGGAGGATGCGGCGGACTTCCGGGTTGTTCGCAGCGTTGGCGGAGAGGCCGTCGGCGTTGGCCCAATGGCGGCGGTTGTCGTCCGTGGTCACCGCCGCGTCGTAGCGGGCACGGAGCCAGCGGACCGCTCGGCCCCGGGCCGACTCGGCGGGCTTGGTCACGAACAGGCTGGACAGCCAGCGGAGCACTCAGTTGACCCCCGGCGGCACGAACTTGTTGAAGCGCAAGCCGCGCTTCTTGTCCTTGGCGGCCTCCTTCGCGGCGAGGTAGCGGTCGGCCGCAATCTGGTCGGGCAGCGGGTGCTGCTCGACGCTACCCGCGTCGCCGGAGGCCTTGGCCGGCCCCTGGGCGTTCCGGCGGATATCGTCTTCGAGGTCGTCGGACATGAGCAACGCTCCCTTGGGGAGGCGGATGTGTGCCTCTACAAGTAGGCCTTTGCAATTCCGTCGCAGAATGACGCAGCCAACGCCCAAAAAGAGGAAAATCGTGCTACCGCTAGCGATCCGGCCGGGCGGGAGCCGGCGTGGCCTCGAAGGTGACGATCTTCCGGCCGCAGTGGCGACAGGTCTTCCGCCGGCGGATGCGGCCGTCGCGCAAGGGTTCGGTGTGCGTCGTTTTGAAATGCCGGCAGCCGCATCGCGGACACACCAAGCCGCGCTCGTTCCGCCGGGTCGAGGTCATCGCCGTTTCCTCCGCTGCCATGCGGCGAAGCTCACCCGCGGCCGTTTCACAAGTGCCTGGCCATCGGTGCCCGGCAGGACCACGCCCTGGAGCGAGGCGGCCACGGCGCAGCCGACGAGGCCATCGAACCAGTGGTTGTCCCCCCGCTCCGGGCGCATCTTCCATTCGTCCACTGTCCGGCCCCGGCCCTCGGTCTTGACGCGGTACTCGGCGGTCAGATGCTCGGCAAACAGGCGGTGCTGCTCCGGCCGATCGCCAAACAGCGACAGACACCCCCGGTCGCCCAACGCCACGGCAAGCCTGGCGTAGATGAACGACTTCCAGTAGTTGGTGTCGTACACCACGTGCCGCACCGCCCGCTTACCTTGCACGTTGGGCATGCGCCAGTTCAAGCCGACGCGATCCCCCGGCCGCCGCTTGTACTCGCTGAACGGCTGGCTGGAAGCACCGACAAACCGCCCGTGACTCGGGAGGACGATTCCCGCAAATGCCGACTGCCGGCAGAATTGGTAAACAACATCCGTCGACGAACCCCAGTTGGCGTCGATGAGGCAGCGCTCGATCCGCAACAGCGCCCCGTCATCCCGTCGCCACTCACGGCCCAGGTAGTCCTGGGTCAGCGCTTCCAGCCCCGCGTAGATCGCTCCCTCCAGGCCGCCGGCCTTGGTCGCGGCAGCCAGCGTGTGCCGGGCGTCGCGCAGCGTGAAGTACGGCCGCTTCTGGTCGGGGTAGGTGCCGTAGTCGAGGACGTAGCCGGTGAAGTCCTCCTCCCAGGCCGCAACCACGAAGAAGAGCAGGTGAGCCTGCACGTCGATGAACATGGTGACGTGGTTGCAACCGATGGGCACTTCGCCGCGCTGCATGCGGTTGAGTTTGCTCGCGATCTGGTCGGCGGTCAGTTCGTCCGGCTCGACGGTCTCCTCAGGTAACGGCTCATTCTGGTACTCAGCAAAGAACCTGGATGGCCGACAGTTCGTCGTGGTTAAAGCGCTCCGGCCAGGCGACGGCGGCGCCGGCATCCATCTCGGCCCGATACTGCCGATAAAACTCGGTCGCTTCTTCACCGGCATGCCCTTGCCGCATGCTTTCCGCGCGAAGCTCGGCGTAGCGCTGCCAGAGCTTCTCGTTGGTCGGGAACGAGTAGACCATCTTGGTCCGTTCGCCGTTCCACTCCGGGTGCTTGTCGCGATTGAGGATGTTGTCGGCCATGTCGCCAGGGCGGATGACCGTGCAGGGCATGATGCCGCTGATCTTCTTGCCGGGACCGGCCAGGCCGAGCACCGCCCCGGCCAGGATGCTCTCGCGCGTGGCGCATTGGGACAGGCTGCGGGCACTCTCGTCGGTCTGGGGGTCGTCGATGACCACGAGCGTCGGCCGGACCGTCTGACCGTCGGCCCGCTTGGACTTCATGCCGCGAATCCGCCCCGTGATCCCCGCCACCTTGATGATCGCCCCGCTGGCCTGGCTGCCGGGAATGGTCGGCAGGACGATCTCGCGGGCGGTCCAGCCGATGTGCGTGCGCTGGCCCTGGTACAGCTGCCCGGCACAGCGGTTGGCGATGCCGTCGAGGCACTGGATCGGGTAAATCACCTCCGGGAAATCTTCCAGCAACAGGTCATTGCCGTCGAGTTCCATCTTGATGGAATCGAGCATGTCCATTGCATGGCCTTCGTCCGAGCCGATGAGGCAGACGAACTCGCGGTGTCCGTAGAGCACCGCCCAGATGCCGGCGCATTCGCAAATGGTGGTCTTGCCTGAGCCCCGTGGCATGGCCATCGCAAACAGGCCGCCGCGCAACACCGCCTGCTCGATCTTGGCGATGACCCGCAGGTGGTCCGGCGACCACGGCAGATGGAACGTCAGCGGGAAATACTGCTCGCAGAAGAAGCGGAAGTCGGAGGCGGCTTTGTCTTTCCTCTCCGCGCTCACGACCGCCGGCAGCTCGCCGATGTCCCGGCCGGCCAGGGACAGCGCGATGTTGCGGGCCCGGGCGCGGGCCTTGAGCGTCTCGTAGGGGTCGCTCTCCGGCTCGGGACGGGGCGTGTGCCGCAGTTGCACGAGCCAGGCGACGTAGCGCACGAGGTCCACGTGCCGAGCGTCGCCGATCCGCAGCCCCGCCCGCACCCGGTGGCGGTGCAACTGCCGCTCGCTGAGGACCTCGCCCAACGGGGTCGAGTTGAGCAGCCGGCACAGCTCGCTCGGCCGCAACCGCCGCGGGTCAAGCGCCACGAGACATCTCCTTCACCAGCCAGGCGGCGTAGTGGACCAGGTGGATCGTCCCGTCGGCGTTGGTCGGGGCCCCGGCGGCGAGGTCCGCCTGGAGCATCGCCTCGGTGATGGGCCAGCCGGACGCGCGGGCCAAGAGCCGGCCGCCTCGGCCACGGAAAGCGCCGCCGGGTTCAGGCCGCCGCCGGGCGCCGTGTTGCGCGCGTCCACCATCATCCCTTGCCCCGAAAAATCTCCCGAATTCCGCTGGAACCGCGCTTGCCTTCGTCCCGACGTCGAGGTAACTGAGTCACGCGATGATGAACATGCGAACATCAGTTCCAGGAGGCCCGACCATGACCAACGCCACAACCCACACCCGACGCCTCGCCCCCGGCACCCTGGTGATCTCGGTCGCCGATGGCGAACCAGGGCGGATCATCCAGGTCTGCACCTTCCGCCGCAACGGGCTGGATGCCTACAGCTACGTCGTCGAAACCGCCGCGGGCCGCGAGATCTGGCACGCCGACGAGGTGGTCCTCCCGGTCGCGGACGAGGAATGAAAGCCGAAACCCGCTGCGGCGGGTCGCGGCGGGTGGTTCCCGCCGCCTGAGGATGGCAGCCACACCATCACAACCTCCAACGAGGAGACCCATCATGTCCACGAAGAAGAAGACCACACAGACCGAAGCCCCGAAGGCCAAGGCAACAAAAGCAGCCAAGACCACGTCCTCCGACGGTGGCGCCAAGCCGAAAAAGCTCAGCGCCCTGGACGCCGCCGCCCAGGTCCTGGCCGAAAACGGGCAGGCGATGACCTGCCAGGAGATGATCGAGGCGATGGCCGCCAAGGGCTACTGGACCAGCCCGGCCGGCAAAACGCCGCACGCCACGCTCTACGCCGCCATCCTCCGCGAGATCACGACCAAGGCCAAGGGGTCTCGATTCAGCAAGACCGACCGCGGCAAGTTCGCGCTGGCCCAGTGAAAGGAGCCAACGCCATGACGACCAACAACAACCACGGTGCGGCCGACGACTACGAACGGGTCCGCCCCGAATGGAGCTGCCCGCGCTGCGGCGAAGACGACATCGATCTTCTCGTTTGGATCGACGACGACCGGGTCTGCTGCGACCATTGCGGCACGACCTACAACCCCAACTGGCGGGAGAGCGATTCGCTCGGCGACTAGCCCGTTCCGACAACCCCCTCGCCTGTGAGACCCGCTGGCCGGGTCTCTTCTCGTTGGTCGCGTTCATCCGGGCACCTCCGAAGCGCCGTTGGCCAACACGGCCGTTGCGTTGGCCACGGTTGGGCTCGGGTCCGCCTCCGGCCAACCGGCCGCCACACGGGCCAACGTGGGCGTTCCTGTGGCCAACTCCGGGGCCAGATACCGCACCGGCTTGCCCAACTCCCGCGCGATGCGGATCTCCGCCTGCACGCCGACGCTCTCCTGCCAGCCAGGCAGCATCAGGACCAGCACCTCGTCGCACCGGGCCAGCAGGGCTCGGTCGAACCGGGACCAGAAGTCCCAGCCGGTCGGCAGACCATACGCCACCAGCGGATGGCTGTGGACGATCGGCGAACAGACCGGCCGGCCCGCCAGCAAGAGCGCTGCGGCCGCCTGGCACGCGGCGCGATAGCGTTCCTCGCGGACGGCCGGGTCGGGATGCGAATACGGACTCGCCAGGTAGATCATGCAGTGGACTCCGCCGCCGAAGGTATCCGTTCGGCCTTGTTGCCTGTGAACTGTTCGAACCTTTGAACGATGACGTCGCAGTAGAGCGGGTCCAGTTCCATCAGAAATGCCCGCCGCCCCGTCTGCTCGGCAGCGATCAGTGTCGAGCCGCTGCCGCCGAACAGGTCCAGCACGTTCTCGCCGGCTCGCGACGAGTACTGCATGGCCCGCACGGCCAGTTCCACGGGCTTCTCGGTAAGGTGAATCATCGACTGCGGGTTGATCTTCTTGACCGACCAGACGTCGGTGGCGTTGTTCGGGCCGAAAAAGACGTGGGCCGCGCCTTCACGCCAACCATAAAAGCACCATTCATGATTCCCCATGAAGTCCTTCCGCGTGAGGACGGGGTGCTCCTTGACCCAGATGATGGCCTGCGAGAAATACAACCCACACGCCTTCAGCACCGGCGGGTAGTTGGCGCAGTTGGCGTAGCCGCCCCAGATGTAGAACGCCCGGCCGGGCTCCAGCACACGGGCCAGGTTGCCGAACCAGGCGTGCAGCATCTGGTCGAACGCCTCATCCGAGACGAAGTCGTTGGCCAACGGCCGGTCCTTGGGCCGGAGCTTTTTATGCGTCGGCCTCGCTTTGCTGGCGTCGCGAGCCAGGTCGAAGCCCTGGTGGTGCAGGCCGCGGGCATCGACAACGTCAATGACCTCCGCCTTGCTGGCGGGAAAAGACGACAGCCCAGCGGCGATGGCGTTGTTGCTCCGCGGCTCGACCTTCACGTTGTAGGGCGGGTCGGTGTTCACCAGATGGATGGCCGCACCGTCCAGCAGCCGGTCCACATCCTCGGGCTTGCCGGCATCGCCACAGAGCAGGCGGTGCTCCCCCAAGAGCCAGAGGTCGCCCGCTTGGGTGATCGGCTCATCGGGCGGTTCGGGCACCTCGTCGGGGTCGCACAGGCCCTCTTTCACGCCTGGATCAAGCAGTTTGGCCAACTCGTCCGGGTCGAAGCCGAGCAGGCCGAGGTCGTAGTTGCAGGCTTGCAATGCGCTCAGCTCGATCGGCAACAGGTCATAGTTCCAGTCCGACAGTTCGTTGGTCTTGTTGTCGGCGATGCGGTAGGCCTTGATCTGCTCCGGCGTCAGGTCCTTGGCGACATGGACCGGCACCTTGTCCAGGCCCAGCTTCAGCGCGGCCTTGTAGCGGGTGTGCCCGCAGATGATGACGCCGTCGCCGTCCACCACGATCGGCTGGCGGAAGCCGAACTCGCGGATCGAGGCCGCCACGGCATCGACGGCGTCGTCGTTGTGGCGCGGGTTGTTCTCGTAGGGCCGGATGTCAGCCAGCTTGCGGAGTTCGATCTTCACGACCAGCGTCTCCCTTCACGCATTCGGACAAGCAAAACAAACTGTACGGTGCTTGGCGGCTGTTCCCGCCGCGTTCTCGGGCACGATGTCGCGTTGGAAGTAC